CTTTTCCGCAAAGCGGTCCAGGGCAGCCAGGGAATCTGCGAACACCCCATACCTTTTTTGATTATCCTCATCTTGCTCTGGTATCCACTCCCGAACAGAGGTAAACACCTCTGGGACAGTATTAGGGATGGTGTACTTGATTTCGGAAGTATCCAAACCAAACATCTTAGCAAACTGCTTGTTCAAGCGAGCCTCGGGATCATGGAACATTATTTGCGCACCCGCTTTTTGCAAATTGCCGGCTATTTGGGAGAGGAGAACTGTTTTTCCAGTGCCAGATGGGCCAAAAATCTCAACGAATATACCCAGAGGAATTCCGCCTGCTCGGAATCGGCCACCACTGATAGCTAGATCAAGAAGGGTGGACCCAGTTGATACTACAGTATCATTGCCTTCATATTCGTGACTGGTTTTGATAGCATGATTTTTGTGCTTTCGTTTTATCTGGGCGCTCAGTTTAGGTGTTTTTGTGCGTTCCATAGTGTGCTATCCTTTAAGGAAGAGTGGGGGGTATAATATCCCCCCCACAAATCCCGATTGATTTCAGCTACTTCGAGGCATCCATACAATCTTCCCACACATCACACTTATCGCAATCCTCATATTCTTCACAATCTACACCAAACTTGTGACCATGGGGGCATTTGTTTTTGGATTTGGGCTTTGTTTCCGATTCCTTTTTCCCACGGCGCCTAATTGGCGCAGGCTTGGTCTTCTCCTCTTCTATGTCTTCCTTGTCATCGTCCTCTTGCTCCTCTGTCTCTACGTCATCCTCGTCATCCTCGTCATCCTCGTCGTCATCAATCACTTCCTTTGCTGGGGCACTTCGGCGTGACCGACTAGGTTTTTCCTCTTCCTCTTGATCAATCCCTTCGTCATCCTCATCGTCATCCTCATCATCAATCACTTCTTCCTGATCCAGCCCCCCGAAAAACATGGCTTCAACAGCTTTATATGAAGGTACTTCCAGCACCTCATCCAGGGAGGGAATTTCCTCCAGAATGGATTCCTTGTATGGTTTTTGTCGCTCCACAAAATCAATGCGCGAAGTTTCCGCAAATTTATTGGACCCTAATTGCTCCTCCGAAAACCGGATGCGAAGGGTGAACCCCTCTTCCAAATCGGGAAATGTTTCATATTCCTCATTTTCCCCAATCTCCTCATTCAGCTTATCCTGAAACAAGAATTGGCTGATATCCCAAATATGCGGCTTCTCTTCATAATTTTTAGCGCCTTTGGGGATCACTACATATAGATTGCGCATCTTTGCTTTCAAGGCCTTTACTGTGTCGTCATTCCAGTCAGTGCCATCCTTCAGTAATTGTGCTCTATATTCACAGATGGGGCATTTCTGCTTGATTGTTGATCGACAGATGACAGAGTCATTGGTCGGCCCAATATCCCGGTGCATCCAATAGGGCCTTTTATACCAGAGTTCCCCAGGTATAGCCACCTGATACTCATCATCTCTGTCTGGATGATTGGGGTCTGTTACCTCATACGGTAGGATGTCCAATTGTACCCTGGTTTTGGGCTCTTCCCTGTATACCGCAATCCCTTTTGGTAATGTCAGGTGCCCATATTGTGAACGCCTGGATTGCTTCTGGGCATTCCTCGATACCCTTCCTTTGAAACTACGCTTCCTCGTTGTCTTCTTGGCCATTGTTTTCGATCCTCCTTTTTTCAAATAATATTTTGAATGCATACACTTTGCCCAAATATGCCGCCAATGATAATAACATGATATAAACAGGGCCCAGAACCACAATCACAAACACCAGCAATATTCTATCTATATCCATACATTCACTCCCGCCACTTCATCGGCATTATGCAAGCCTCAGTATCCTCTGTTTCTACTATAACTGGATTATCTCTGCCATAGAAGTAAAACCGCACTGGGGTATCTATTTTGTCCAACGTATTTATCAGCTTGAGCAGTAAACTCCTGTTAAGTGCGATTTTGAATTTCGGCGGTCCCTGGGGCAGCACACTATTCGTATCTACAAATACCGCGTCATTCACCCTCTTTAGTGTTGCAATATTATTACCATCCTTTCCAAATACTTCAACAACCCTACCGTCTCCCAATTCGAGTTTGACAACACTCTGCCGAGTAGTTGCTTTTTTAATATCACGCGCATGAAGTAATATACTATCCTCCCCAGCATAATCAATGCGCTTCCTCACCATGATGTAACCATCACACGCTTCTATGTACCCCTTCCGAATATGGACACAACCTAATACAGGCCGCTCCTCACAGTTTCTAGCGGAAGCATCTACTACATTAATTTGATCCCTGGCTAATTCAATGAATCCATTAGTTGTCATGCCATCCCCCCTTTCTTCAGTCGCTACGCCTCTTCATCTTTATAGAAGCATTCCTTTTCCTTTGATCAAGTTGATCCATATATTCCTGAGATAAATCTCTTGCATTCAGTGGCCCCGCAAAATAGGATTGACCCAACAGTTTGACCAGATTCTCCAAAGCCGTCTTTTTCTGGTCAATCGCTCTGACAGCAGCATTGGCCACCTCGTTTTCATACCTTGCGCTGATGTAAGCTTCTGTTAACCCTTGGTATTCCTTTTGCAGCATGATTGTGCTCTGAATGCCGCCCTCAGTCACCTTGGTCAACCCATAGATTTCTGGCTGAGATCGAATATCCATCTCTATGCTGGCTTTCATTACCTCCAATCTCTCTTTCGCCTCATCCATTTCCTGTCGAGTTTGGGCTGCGTGTGTAGCATATCGGCGCATCAAATCAGCTTGCTCCAACCACTCCACATCAAGCGCATCTGGGTCGATTTGAACATCCTGCTCATAATTCAGTTTGGTCATTATTTCTTTCCTCCTTTACCCTATTATACTAATCAACAGTATTCCACTCATCTAGGAAAATGGCTTTTGCTTTTCTAGGAAGCCACGGATGTATTGTGTAAGGGGATGGAACACCTTGCACACACCAATCGAAGGCTTCCCCACCCATCAAATCCCGCCTCTCAGTTAGCAGCATCCGGTTATCCATGAAGCGAATGTGTTCATATTCCTTGTTGGTTGGTGTACCATACCCGAAAGCCTCGAAAATGACCCGGTCATACCTCTTTTTGAGTTTCGGCAGATCTGCCCCTAAATACTCCAGGGCAATAGTAAGTGGGCCTGATATATCCCCCAGATACGCCTCATGAGCGTCGTGTAACAACATCAATATGCGATCACGTCTGTTTAAGGCTTGGTCCCCCATGATCACAGAATGTTGGGCCACTGAATAGAACTCAGATGTGTGCCCAGTGAACCGGCACAAATTAGATAGGGCGTGGGCAATGTCCTCAATACAGATATCCTCCGCCCTGGGGTTGAGCAGGTCGAACTGTTTTCTACTGTAGGTTTGAATGCAGAACATCATTCCTCCCCATAAAATATTCGATAGCACCGCAACACCAGACCAGCAAACCCACTGTGGAACAAGTTTTCCTCCATCTCCTCCATAACCGAAGCCACCCCACCGCTGTGATTACTGCCAAGCAATATAGCCTGGCAATAACCAAGCACAGCCCTGCGAATTTGCTCCGGGTCCTCCTGCTTCAACCCATTTAAGATATTTGATGTCTTTTTCCACGAATCACCTTTTGTTAATGCGCGGCACAATTCGATTGTTTTGGATTGAAGTTCTGCGGTCTGTCTGGCAGCCTCCAGCCGTTTATCCTCCTCCACTGCAAGCACCTGAGCCAATATCTGGAGGGCGTTTCGGGGGTGGCCTAATGCATCCTGAACGATCTGCTCATACACCTCCTTTGACAATGACTCCTCTTCTGCCTTGACCACCTGCCTCAATAGCGTTTTCATCTGCCGGTCAGACAGAAGCTCCATTTGAAACTGGGCGCACCGCCCCCGGATGGTTGGGAGGAGTTTCTGAGGATCGGTGGTGCAGAGGATATAGTAGACGTGGGATGGTGTGTCTTCTAGCGCTTTGAGTAGAGCACTCTGGGCATCGCTAGTCATGCGGTGGCACTCATCCAGCACCCAGACTCGGTAATGGCTTTCCAGCGGTCTGTAGGCGCTTTGCTTGCGAATCTCCCGAACGGT